ACTTTTTACGACAACGATTTTACTTATCCATTTCAATATCAAATTCCCGTTCCGTCAGGCACACCAAGTTCAGTAGCTAATCCAAACCCTATTATTTCGGGTGCATTTGTTGGCTTCCCTACGACCAACAAAGAGCTTGGCATGCACTGGGCCGGCTGGCGTTATGCCGGGTCCATGAGAAGCGATAAGTTAAAAGACCCAATCACGAACGACAGGCTTTATATCGAATCAATTACACAAGACCAAAGCAACTGGTATGTAAAGCTTGCTGGTTCTTGGAGTGCAGCCAACCCACTTCCTCCTCCCTTTTATGTAGCTGTTCCAGGTGTTCCAGGGGGGTTAAAGCCTTTGATTACCGAGATCCTGGAGGATCGCGTTATCACGATTGATGGTGAAATTATTGATAAAGATACGATTGATCCGACAACTCAAAAGCGTTACGGCTACGTGCAAGCTGTATTGACTGCCGTCAATCAGAACACAGGTGTCTTGACGTTTAAAAAAGCTGGCTCGGTGCAGGTTACACCGGACCAAGAATATTTAACACCGTCTCCAGCTCAATTTACCGTTGGGAGATACTTGATTACTGGTGCAAGATTCTGTTGTTCTTGCCAAGATTTTACGCACCGTGATTACGCATTTTTAACCAACCCAGCAGCCAGTGACCGAAAGTTTTTCCCGCGCAACAATATTTCTTCTGTGAAGCCAGGTCGTTACGAAGTCATCACGTTGAGTGGTGTTGTAGATAACAATGCGATGAATGATGCATCCGTCAATAGAGAAATGGATGTTTACGCTCCATCTGGATATAGTGTTCCATTCTCTTTGTCGACGACAACCACAATTGACAACAAATCCACCAGGGACAATGTTGGTGTTTATAGAGAATTTGGCGCTACTTATTTAAGAAGCACAGCCAACCCAGCAATCCCTGGATCCAAAGCAGAAGGCATGCCTGGCTATAACGATTACTCCACAGAGCAAGGCGTAATCACATCGCTTACCGATAACTGGACGCCATTGCTTGATGAGATGCGTTATTGCAAACATATCTATGCACTTAAGTTCAAGGACAATACGTTCCCTCCAGAGCCATCTGATTTCCCAGTGCAAGTTGGCAGCATGGCTGCGTGGGAACAAAGATTGGTAGAGAATACTGAAAGTGAACAAAAAGAAGCAGCTTCTTTTGTTATGACCATGAGATCATTGGCGGACATGGACGTTCCTCCTTACAACTGTCAAAGTCCCATGATGATGCCGATGATGCAAAAGCTCTTTAACGTCCCAGCTGATTTTATTGTGATGGGAGGATTTACGATGTTCGACAAAGACGGCAAGCCATATAAGCCTTGACATAATTGTTAATAAGGTATACTTATGTTAAGTCTCACGAGACTTGTTAGGAATTCCTTAAGAACCAGCGACCCGTCCTGTACCATTCTTAGGTTCGGGACGAGCGGACACATAAGCCATGACTCAGCCCATCCCTGTTGACCAGCGGATCGTTGACGATTTTTTCCAGCTCAGCTCTAGCCGTTCCACGAAAGGAGCCGCGTGGTTATTTGGTATGATTGCCACCTATGGCATCAAGCCAGAAGATCTATCGTCCTTTGATTGGGGACCGGAGGCATCCCTGGTGCTCCCCAATAAAAAACGTCCGATTCGCCCACTACATCCACAGTGGGTTTTTCTGTTTGATCTGCAGAAAAAACGGCCTTGCGAAATGCAAGACCGTGTATCCATCCTCTCGTCCACGTTGTACAGGCTGATGGCTCATCAAGTCATCAGCGTTAACATCACTGATTTAATGTTGGCGCATAGGCTACGGAAGCAACACTACAAACAGATCAAGCAACCGCAGCAAGCTTCTCTTGCTTGCGTAGGTGCTTCCTGACTGCCTCCACATTCCAACGGTAGCCATCCCTGGAGCGTGTCTCCGGGAATGCGGCGAAGTGGGGACCGAGCTTCAGTGTGCCGTTATCCCGCATACGGAAGAGCTCCTTGCGGTCGATCCCGAGGAGTTCTTCAGCGCGGGCAACGGAGACCCAGCCTGTGTTTTGAGCCATGACTTAGCGTCAGGGTGAACAACTCTCGTACGGTAACGGGCTAGAGCCCTGGGTCAAGGGCATTCATACTTTTTTAAGGGTCGCATGAAGAACTGTAAAGCTTAAGGAAATTAAAATAAGGTAACGGCAACTAAAGAGCATGTATTACAGCGAGCATGAGCCCATTGCCCTTCTCGTTGAAATCACGCCAAAGTTAGCAAAGAAACGGTTTAGAGATGAGATATACAAATCCTGGAATCATCAATGTGCTTATTGCGGGGAAGATGCAACAAGTCTTGACCATGTAATTCCACGTCACAAATCAGGAGAAACAACTCGTAAGAATTTAGTGCCAGCCTGCAGGCGCTGCAATGCCTCCAAAGCATCCTACAGGTTGCACGAGTGGTACTTAAATCAGGATTTCTTTTCTAAAGCTAGGCTCAATAGAATTGAAAGATGGATTGATCAAAATCCTTTCCAGGTATTGCATTGGGAAGAAGAAACAGATTCATCATTAGTACGGGTTAATTATGTCGGACAAACCAAGGAAGGCTGTGGCTGCAGCCAAGCGGTACCAGAAGGACAAGATGAAATGCAACTCACCGCAGAAAGCGCCCCCTGGAGATAAACATAAAAAGGTCGTTAAGAGTTGTCACGGTGGCGAGGAAAAGATCATTCGCTACGGCGCCAGGGGTTACGAAGACTACACACAGCACAAAGACCCCAAAAGGCGTGCTAACTTCAGGGCGCGGCACAACTGTGATTCCGTAACCGACAAAAACACAGCCCGTCACTGGGCTTGTGAAGACCTCTGGTAACCCTCATGGCAAAACCCAAATCCTCCGGTTCCATCAAAATTCAATCCAAGCGGAAAAAAACTAGGCAAGGACAGGGCATGAACTCACTTCCTAATCACGGACGTAAACAACGTCGCGGTCAAGGGAAGTAATTATTTGTGTATATTGGGGGTAATTAAGTTACCCCCATGTCTGATTTTTCTGCTGCAATTGAACTAATCAGAAAGTACGAAGGGTATAACGAAAAGGCTTACCCAGATCCAACCACTGGTGGCGAACCTTACACCATTGGTTATGGAACACAGTTTTACCCAGACGGCTCTCCAGTCAGACGCGGACATCTCTGCACGAAACGCAAAGCCCTGGAATATCTGTACCACGAGTTAGAAGTCCTTGATACTGAACTGAAGAAACTCAACCTAGGCCTGGATGACTGCATGCATCAGGCATTACTTTCTTTCAGTCATTCCGTTGGCTGGAACTCTTTTCTGTACAGCAATATTATCGATTGCCTAGAACGAGAAGATTGGCGCAGCGCCAGCCAAGAAATTCCCAAGTGGGTCTTTGATCAAGACCATAAGATGGTGGGCGCCCTTCTGCATCGTCGCCAAGAAGAAGTTGCGCTGTTCCTGTGTCAGGTCAACGACAATCCCTGGATCTCTACTGAGATACTCTTGACGGCTTTTCGTAACTACAGCGCGGCAGCTCACCAGGTCCGTGCCATCCGTATGTTAGAAGAGTCGATCAACCCTTATACTCTGTCTGAATTCGCCAATAACTACAAGATTGACGAGGACCCATGGTGTGGTTCAGAGTACGAGGAATTTGATCCTCAAGGCATCTGTGACATTTAGCCCTAGAATAGTTTCAATTGAAGCATGAAACCAGGAATGGACAGATCGGTTGAACCTCACCAATTTGAGCTTCCTTTAGAGCTTCAATTCTCGATGCGTAAGGCCGAGCTACAGGCCCAAGAGATGACGTGGGATCAGCTCTATTCCGCGCTCTTAAACTTGTACCACCAGCGCCTGATGGAGTGGTATGCGGTTAAGTCATTGATGGCCGATGAGAATGTCGATATCGAATTTGACATTCCCACCGATCTGGAGCTAGCAGAACTCGCCGCCGCATGCATCTACGACGACGAGGATGATGACGATGAACTTCAGCCGTTCTGAACTTCTACAAATGTCAGCAGCCGATCAAGATACCACTGTGCTTTGGCAAGGTCAGTTTTACCCCCCTTATTACGCCAGCGCCATAGATACTTAACACTGTTACCACGAAGATAACCCTGGTACTCCTCCGGTGTTAATTGAGCTTCAATGGCTTCAATGCACTCAATTCCACCACCATCGGTGTAGTGCGGAGGATGATTCACCTGGTCCGGTTGAACCACAGGTGCTTCTTCCTTGACAGCCCAAGGCACCGGGCAAACGCCGTCTTTACATTCCATGCCGAGAATATCGCTGGTTTCTACCGGAGCAAACCACGTCTTTTCTGCGACAGGATCAGCTCCTCCTCCGGTGCTGTTCCCAAGTCCAGAACTAGGGTCTTCGGTCGTGGCGATGAAGCTGGGTACATCTCCAGTGCTTCCTCCATCGATGGGATATAACCCGTCATTCCAGGCCGTGCCCCCTCGAGTTCCAGTGGATTCCTTTCCAGCCCCTCTTCGCATAACGTCAAGCCGCGATTGTACTGGTCATATAATGGCACATCATTTTCCTCATTGTCGAGATCAGTGTCGAATGTTGCCTGATTCAGACAACGACACATGACTTCGTCAATGATGCTTTGACCGAGACCGTCGCGGTAATCAGCAGGGCTATGCATGGAAATATCCTGGCCTAAATTGCCTCGATTACAATATTAACATGGCAAGATTCTATAACCCACGTCAAGATAATCCCGACCAGCCGGTTGATACTTCGGTTGGTTACAGAGGCCGTCTTGAGTACGATCCACGCCATGACTCTGGCTCCTCTGGCGGTGAAGTTACTGACTTAACCCCCGA